TCTTTTTATTATTATTTTGTTCTCCTCCCTTTTATTCTTTTTATTATTATTTTGTTCTCCTCCCTTTTATTCTTTTTATTATTATTTTGTTCTCCTCCCTTTTATTCTTTTTATTATATTTTGTTCTCAGATTTATTATTTGTCATATATTCAAACTTATATTATATATTAATCGTATTTGATTGACCAATATAATTCGATATCTATTTTTATATTTTTAAGGAATATAAATAGTCCTACAATATTGATAGTCAATATCCATAACATATAGTCACATAGGAATAATCTATGAATAATTATATCTATATAGCGTATTACTAGTACAATAATTACTGGTAATACTGTATAAAGTCCGACTGTTTTTACACCTATCATTCGTGTCATAGTATTTAATATTATTTTATATGACATATAATGATCAATTCAGGTAATCTTCTTCATTATCGACTGGCACGCAATAATATTTTCTATAGGACTTTATTTGGGTATTTATATTAGTTCTTATGTTGTGTCATATAGAAATATTCTCTATATGACTCTATATCGGGTGGTTTATGGGTTGGGGTTAGATGCCCTACGCAAAGTCTAATAAATCATTTACTGTATGACTCTCTTTCGCTACTAGTTGTTTGGTCAAATAGTCGATTGTCAGTGATTTACTAGCTGTTTCGTTCTCCAGGCGGGCGATAATATGGCGCTGATTTACGATGGTTTCTTTTGCTTTTTCTAATTCTACATAGTAGTTCGTTCTATTTGCATTCAATGCATCCAACCATTTCTGGTGGGTTTTTGTTTTTATATGACTCGAGAACGTGGACGCCTTTTTAAAGACGTTTTCCTTACGGGATCCACATGGGCATGTGATGCCTCTTTGTCCAATAGAAAAATATGGGATATAATCGACGTAAATACCTTGTTCTCCCATATTAGGGGAATAAATATCGGGTTCTGTTGCGAGTTCCATTACAATAAGATATATTTCTATGTTTTTATATCTTTTTATCTTCTTCTTGTTTTCCTGGCCTTCTTTGCTTTCTTTGTTTTCTTTGCTTTTTTGGCTTTCTTTGTTCTCCTCTTTTTGCCACCAACACCTTTTACAACAGTACCGTCTAATTTTTCTCTTAATAATAAATTACCAGTAACTACAGAATTAGGAGTATCAGAATTAGGAGTATGTTTAGTTTCTATATTATTGTGAGCAAGAGGAGTAAGATGAACTTTATTAGTCTCATCATTTTTATTATCATTTTTATGATATTGTCTTGACGATTCCTCTATTTTTTTAATTATTTCTTGTTCCTCAGGAGTTAATTCTTTCATTATATATTAAACGTATAAACTTTGCGCGGTTATCATATACTTCAAAATATCGATTTTCGCCAATTTCGCCAATAATTCGACCTCCCCTATGTTCTCACATACGCCCTCTATTTCCTTCGCTATCTTCGATATTTTGAGAACCGCCTTTGTAAAATCCCCCACAGAAATTCCGCGTTCCCCCGAAACAAGCCCCTGTATCACCTCCTTGCACCCCCGTTCATCTTCCGCTAAACACCAGGCGCGCATCACATCTACTAAATCGAATGTCAGATCCTCCTCATCATACTCCTCATTTTCTTTATAGGATTCATATACCCACTTTGCGAAATCGCCTAAAAGATCCCCTTCTAAAAAGGGGGTCAAATGACTCTTCTTCAAATCGTCCACTACCTTGATTTGACTAAAGCAAGAGAATGCACAAACCAATTCTATATGACCAAAATCGGAGAACCGGTTCCACTGTTGTATCATCCTACCTGCGATCAAACATGGTATCTCGGATACTTGCGACATTTTCCCCAATAGCGTCAATTCGTATCTATCCCCTTCGTCCCCACCTTTTATAATATATCCCTGGTCCAATAGAGAATTTAATCTATATGACACTTCGTTCTCGATATATTCTGTCAAATAGAGTAAATGTCTCTCTTCATCTCGAATCTCTTTTTCCACGACTTTGATTTCCTGGATCCGTTTTACATCCTCTCTTATCCATTTATATTCGTCGAGAAGGGCCTGCATACCCCTTTCTATCTCCTTCCTCTTTTTATTCACACTTAATTTTACCGTCTGGTCATATAGAATCCATTTATCACACGCTTCGCGTGGCGTACGCGAGTTATTGATTATGGCCCGTTTCGCATCCTCGTATTTATCTTTTATTTGACTCAATTGAATGGTCTGGGCCTGAATATCTTCACGGAGATTTTCCGCCATCATACTCTTATTCACGAATTCGACGATTTGGGTTCTCGTATCCCCTGTATTCTGACCCTTGATAATATTCATGATTATATCATAGGAGACGTCGAATTTGGAGACTAAGCGCTGGGGGCTTCCGCAAAGGAGTTTTCGGTATTCGGTAGAACCAGGGGTCATATAGAGATTATTACAATGGACTATATGACCGACCGTATCAATCCCGCGCCTACCGGCGCGGCCGGCCATCTGGGTATATTCGTGGGACATTAGGAGTCGGGGGCCTTTACCGTCGAATTTAGTGAGACTGGTGAAGATAGTGGTTTTTATAGGACAATCCAGGCCGATGGCGAAAGACTCGGTAGCGAAGAGGAGCATGATATATTTCTTCGAAATCATGATTTCGACGATTTCTCTAAATACGGGGATCATACCCGAGTGATGTATCCCTATCCCTCGTTCCAATAATTTGACCAAGTCTTGGTATTCGGGGAGTTCCAAATATTCGCGATAATTGGGGAATTTACGGATGATTTGTTCGCATTCTGTGGCGACGGTATATGGTACTTTACTATCGAAGGGTAGTAAGTTCGTCGTGATTTCTCGGGCGCATACTTCGACGTTTTTCCTAGAAAAGACGAATGCGATTGCGGGGAGCATTTCTTTTTCTTTCAGCATTTCGGTGAGACTATTGAGAACATATTTACGCTTCATGAATTGTTGATTGGCGTCCATAATACGCTTGATTTTTTCGACTTCGTGTACGGCGGACTCTTTGAACTCGCCTTGGGGGGTTTTTATCACGGTGAGTTTATTCGTGGCATCCCGGATTTCTTTCTGTAGGACTTTATCCCGGACATGTTTGAATATGGATTCCGTAGTGGTCATATAGGTATAATGTGTTAGGGGGACCACGCGGTGGTTCGTCGATGCTAGCCAGACTTCTTTTCTGGACTCTTTTTCTAGATCTCGGTTCTCGATCCAGGTAGCGAATTTTTCCGGTTTATCGATTGTGGCCGAAAGCATGACCATTTGTATTTGAGGGGGTAGCATCAAAATCGTCTGTTCCCAGACTTTCCCGCGGTCAGCGTCGTTAATATAGTGGACCTCGTCGAAAATTACACAGGCAAGTTCTCGTTCCAAGTCGATCGTGAAATCGAGGGAAGATGATTCTATATGACCTATATCGCCAGATTTATTCGACGACATTTGAAATAGATAATTCATGAGAATTTCCGTAGTCATGATGAGAACATCCGCCATGGGATTGACTTTGATATCTCCCGTAAAAATACCGAACTGGATATCGGGGAATTTTAGGGAGAATTCGTAGAATTTCTGATTCGAAAGGGCTTTGATAGGAGATGTATATATGACTTTTTTTCCTTGTCCTATAAAGTACTTTATTGCAAATTCAGCGGGTAGTGTTTTTCCGGACCCCGTATGTGCAGTTACTAGGGTATGGTTTCCTTTAGTGATGGCCTCTATCGCGTATTTTTGGAAATCGGATAATGGGAATCCGAAGTTCTCGAAATAGGGGTTCATTTCATCGTTTGTCAAATAGGGTTGTGTGCAAATCTTTACCATAATACTTCTATATGACATATAAGGTAATGTTTATATTGGTTTTATCTTATCATAATATAAGATGTCAGATAAAAAATGTCCTGAAGGAAAGATATTGAATCCGAAAACAAATCGTTGTATTAATGCACCGAAAGCGAAAACTTTTAAAGTGAAAGAGAAAAAGATAGAAAAACCTTTTGTTCCATCAGGACCACCGCCAGGACCTCATCGTAGTCCATCAGGACCACCGCCGCGTTTTTTTCCTCCTAGTCCTTTTTCTAAAAAAAAACAATGTCCTGAAGGCAAAATATTGAATCCGAAAACAAATCGATGTGTAAAAGATCCAGAACCAAAAGCAAAAACTTTTAAAGTAAAAGAACCAAAACAACCAATAGAAGAAATCACGAATAAAAGTCTTACTATAGGAGAACGTAAAGAATTATCGGAGAAAGAAAGAGATATAAAAATGATATTAAAATATTTAGATGATGATAACTTTATAAATTATTCAGCATTAAAAAATATAAAAATCATTTCTCGTCACTTTTTTCTACGTATAAAAATGAAATTAAACCATAAAATAATTTTTTCAAAAAATGAATTATCAGAAATTGATACATATATACAAATAAATAAACAAGCTATCGGAGAATATATAAAAGCGGGTGATTCTTTAGAATCTTTACAATATGATTTATTATTAGCATCTAGAGAATATAAAATGGTGATTGACTTTTTTCTAAAAAAACACCCGGAATTATTCGCAGAATTTGATGCATTAGAAGGTGCCTTTGCAAAAGTAACATATATTCGTAATCATAAAGAAAAATGGATAAAAGAAACAGAATCTTTATCTGAATTATACACATTAATTGATCTACCAAAAGAAAAAGAAAGCCAAGATAAATTACCGGAATCAGTGTCAAATAGTGTATCTACATTTCTAGATTCATTAAATTCTATCCAAATGAATACATCTTCTGATATAAAAAATAGAATAACATATTCGGGTATGGGTGGCATAGATCAATGGTTATTATATTTGAGATTGCTTAAAAAATATAAGAATGACTGTATTCTGTATAATGATAAAGGTAGAATATTCAGAGATGATTTCGATGAAAAGGAATATAATCAGTTAGCAAATGATATTGTAAATTGTGTTAATAGAGGTATAGAACTATTTATTATACCATTTTCATTTCTTGCAAACGATGCAATCGCAAAAATATCAAATGCTATTTCACATGCGAATATGCTTATTTATAGAGTAAACCATAAAGAAAATGGCGATACAGTACATACGATTGAGCATTTTGAGCCCCATGGTGTTGTAACAACAATAGGAAATATATCAAATGTTATACCATTATCTAAAAAACTAAAGAATATAGTTCAAAAACTACAATCCAAAGTCAAATTAATATATGAAAAAACGGGTAATCCGAATATTGAAATGGAATATATATCACCTAGAGAAGTTTGTCCAAATATAATGGGGCTACAACAAATACAAGATATAGGGATTAAAAAGACGTGGGGAGGATTTTGTGGATTATGGTCTATGTTTTTCGCAGAAATGATTATTCGAAATCCGAGTGTTTCATCGAATGTCATGTATACTATTTTATTGAAATTTGCTAGAAATGACCCTGTATATCTGAATAATATAATGCATGGCTATTTGATCGACCTTAATCGCGATTTATATGAGATGTTTGGAACAATATTTGGCATACAAGATAAATCATTGATACTTAAAGTAATTACTAATTACGCTAGAGTTCAAGACCCAAATGATATAACATTTAAACAGAGCCTTGAGAAACTAAGAGCATTAGTATTTATGTATTATAGAAATGAATATCTTAAATCTAAAAAAACTTATAATAACTATGTAGATTTAGATGAAGAATTAAAACAAGTAGAACAAATAGAAAAAATAAAAGAAAAAGAAATAAAACAAAGAAAGGTACGAAATAAAGAACAAATAGAAAAGGATAAAAAGGATAGGGAAGAAATAAAAAAAATGAAAGAAAAGTTGAAAGAACAAAAAAGGATAGAAAAAGAAGAAAAAATGAAAAATAAAGTAAAGAAAACGGATATATTGAAAAAAATAGAAAAAGTAATATCAGAAAATAAGTAAAAGAAAGGCAAAGTCATATAGAAATATTTCTATATGACATTTATAAAAATCCATGTTGAGAACCATTTTCAAAAGTAATTCCGCGGCTGCAATCACTGGAGAACTCTCAAAAATCGGTAATACATTTATCAAAAACATACAATATCCCCCCTGTATATCATGTAAACATTTCCTACTATATGTCCCCCGGGAGTTATATAATGACCGGAATGCGAATCTCCATCAATCGAAATGTACAAAATTCGGCTATATGGATATTATAAGCGGCGAAATCAAATACGAACAAGTAGGGAAATGCCGGTTCGATAAAGATATGTGTAGACTAGAGGGTATATATTATACTAAAAAAGAGGAATAGAGAATACCATTCGCCTTCACTATGGCTTTCCTCACTGTCTCTTCCGAACACGACATTAATTCCGCAATTTTTTTATTTGACATTTCCTTGACGAATTCAAATGAGTATTTATATGTCGTACAACGATATTCGAAATCGGTTAGACCCTCGCGTAGTGTTACCCATTTATCCGTGAATGTCTCGATATTTTCTTCGGGTTTTATCGGAACATTATCGTAGATCCATATATTTTCTCCTATAGGACTATGAAGCGGTTTTAATTTCCGTACACCTTTATATAACTCGCCCTTTACGTAGAAATCGGCGTATTTGGTAAAAAGCCCGCATTTTTCGGGGTCGTAATTCGCCGTTGCTTTTTTGAGACCCATTTGCCCATAGATGGCGAGTTCGTCGCCCATGATATCTCGGCATAGATAGGAATGATATTGTTTGAAAACGTGGGATTGTTGAACTGCCCACGATGTATAATAGTCATATATGACATTTCGGATTTTGGTTTGTATATGTTCATCTTTCGTAATACGTAGGATATTATTTATATTGGACCATTGGCTATTTGATAGGGTTTTGAAACCTAGTGCCATAGGAAATGATAAAAGTAAAAGAATCCACTGCATCTATAGTCATATATAGATATATCTTTATATCACTTCAAAAATGTTTATATTTCGCTAGAAGCGCGGGAACCTGATTCCCATTCCCCTTCGCGTTAAATGCGGACTCTGAATGTAGACGGTGTTTTACGAGAACCTGGCTACAATTCCAAAATCGGTGGCCTTGTTTCCATAATCTTAACCATAAGTCGTAATCTTCGACCCCGTCAAAATGCGAATCCCAATATGCAAGTTCTCGCTTTATGATCGCGCTACTATTTATTACCGGATTCCCTTGAAAGAAGTCATATAGGGTTATATCCCCAAGGGGGATTTGTGGTATGATCCCATTTAACCGGTCTCCGAAATAGATACATCGAGAACCTACAACGTCGTACCCTGCGACTACGTATTCTGTCTGGACATCTAATTTCGTTGGATGCCAAATATCATCGGCGTCTAGGATAACGATATATGGATATTTCGCATATTTGACGAGGGCGTTTAATGCCTGGGATTTACCCTGGATATCTTCGATAGGGAGGTCATAAACATGGATTCTATTTGACACATATTGCTGGGCTTTTTCGAGAACTTGGGATCCAGGGGGATGGCCATTGACGCCGATTAGGAGTTCCCATTGGTCGTTCGTCTGATTTATCACGGATTGGACGGATTCGTCTAGAAATTCTACGCCATTATAGAGGGGTATTAATATCGAGAACATGGTCGTTAGTGGGTCATATAGAATTATGTTTATATGATTTCTTTGATCTCGTTTTCTTTTTACCTTTTCCTCCTGTTCTGCTACGTTTTGTATAGCCTATTGATTTTGTTTCAATTGGTGTTTCTGTTTCTTGTTTATCTTTATATGATTTTGGTTTTGAATTCGTAAGTTGTTCTTGTAGTTTGCGTTCTTTTCTTTTTCGAATAAGTCGTGAAATCGTTTCTTTTGCTTTTTTTCTACTTTCTCTATTTTTTTGATTATTCGCATCGGTTTCTAATCGATTTTTACTACTAAATGGATTATCTGGATTTGTTACTATCGGTTTTAGTTCTTTTGCTTTTTTGAGAACTTCGCGAAACCAAACGTCTGTATCTGTATTAACATTATATTCAGGAATACCGTGTAATTTATGTTTTTCTCCTATAGAGTCCTTTTTTGTTGGTGTTGTTCTAGATAGAGACCGTGACATCGAACGCGAACGCGAACGTGAACGCGAACTTGGTACTTGTATAGATAAGTTCATATAATAAAACATCATAAAAAAATGCGTTGAAACATAAACCAATTATCCATATTTGGTTGGTTCTCCCTATGTAGGACGAATCCACTCATATTCGAAAATATCAAGTCCGCCAGAATAATCTGATCGTCTTTCACTAAATAGTTCGCCGTAAAATACGCACTCAATCTATCGTCATACATATCCCGCCAGCCTTCTATAAGAGACGTATGTGCGACCCAAAATCCCCCCGCAATCGAATTCTGGTAGGGGGGGATTTCTATAATAGGTAGCCCATCCGCCCTTTTATTATTTATATGACGTATTAATTGGGTCAAATAGGTCGGATCATTTTGTATACACCCATAGTGGATTTTGGCTTTATTTAGTGTCCCTATTTTCGAGGGATTGGGCCATATAGCCGGGTTTGGACCCTGGCGGAAATATCCTATATCGCACCAGCCGTAGAATTCGGTTGGGGGGAAAAATGCGCCAGATTTCGTCTCGGCGACGAAATGTACCTTCTCCGACCATAGCATATTGACGCGCCAATCCACAGAGAACCTGGCGTTTCCATTTAATAGGTCATTACGCTCGTGGTTCCGGATCCAATGTTCTCGATATTTATATGTGATAAATTGGTCGGCGGGTTTTAATTGAACCCGGATTTTAGGATTGGCTTCTATTTCGAGAAAATCCAATAAATCGGCCTGGTCGGTATATATGACCAAATAGTAGTTCTCGACGTTTAATAGCATATTCCGGGCCCATGACATATAGATAGATTTATGAAACTTGGGTTTGAAATTATACCAACATGTCGAGAACGTGATATTAGGTCGAGTTGAATTAGTGGTCATATAGAAATATATTCTATATGACACTTTCGGTTTATTTGATTTTACTCGATAAAATATTCCCTATATATAATAGATATGTCCTATAATACTACATCAACCTATTTGACACAGGGACTCGTCCCTATAAATCCCGGGATTATTTATGGGCAACATGCCCGTTTAGACGAACTGAATACCCGGCTATTTGACCGGGTTTTACCCACTGGGGGGGAACTTCAGCCGAATTTCGATCCCCGACCGGTTTCTACTAAATACGCGCATTTTCCGATGTTATCGGGACATAGTCCTACAAGTGTTCCTATAAGACAAATGCCGGGATATTCGACGGAGGGTATGTTCGCACCCATGACAAGCAGTGGTCCTGTCGATGGATTCTTCGCGAATGTGGATACCGAGTCGGTTCTAAGATCGCAATACTTCGCTTTGCAGCGGGGTGCGGGTCAGCATGTCTATATCCCAAGTTCTCAAAGTGATCTCTATATGACAACGGCCGTAGGCCGCCAAGAAACCCAGCCATATGACGGGCTTTTTGCTAGAGAATCTTTTACTGGACCTAGTACGGCGCATTTAGGAGGGATTGGTAAAGACGTATTTGCGAATTCTACTAGACAACAAATGCGGGGGGAATTTATACAGACAATTGATAATCATGTTTTCCTATAGGATGGAATTCTTTTTTGTTTTTTAGTTTTACCACCCTTTTGTTTCCCATGTTTTCTTGATCCTTTATACGATTTAGGTTTACGTCTTGACGACCTAACCCTATGATCATTACTGTGTGAAAATCTTTCTGGTTGTGCACGAGACCTTACACTCGGAGGAAATGATATAATTTCAAATAATCTTTTATTATTATCTAATGTTAACTGTTGTCGCATTGGGTCTTGTAGACCTTCTTCTGTTGATGTGATGGCCATTTCGTCACTATTTAAGTCATCTAACCACATACTTAAACGTGGGTTACTCAAAATATAACGACGAAGTGATTCTATATTATATCCATAATTCCCAATTAGCACAACATTATCATGTAAAGGCTGTAAAGTAAGTGGATCCACTTTACGACCATCGATTGTATTATTTGATGTACATTCCTCATATGTAGAAACCATTTTTATATTCACCATTCCGAATATATAATATAATAATATTTTTATTTTGAACGATGTAAATCCCAGAAAATATGCCATGTCCATTCTAGGAATCGCCCCGTTACAAAACTGGTTTCACCTGAATTCATCACCCAATCATATAAATCTATATAAAAGGCTTTAGGTAAATGAAGAATCGCTTCTTTATGTACCATGAACTGGGCCGCCCCTTTATGTCCTATAGTAAAATCTTCATTCGGTAGGCTATCCAATGGAATATACGGTTCCACGTATTTCTCATACCATTGTAAAATCTCCCATATATAAATATTACCGAATAAGGACCGCATTAAGAAATCATTTACGTTGAAAAACCGCTGGCGTAGGACGATGGCCTCTTTGAACCGGTCATATAGAGAACCTGGATGATGCCAGGAAAATTCTTCGTCGTGGATGAAGAACACGTAGTCGGGAAAGCCGCATTTTCCTTCCTCGCCGTCATAATGGTCGATAATATATTTTAGATAAACAGATGCCTCGTTACCCTTATTCTCGGGGACGTTATATGGATTAGTGGGGCACTCGTCCGCTTTGTCATATATGAGTATTCGGACATTGTTCTTCAAATCGGGACCATCGGGTTCGGCGAATTCACCGAAGACTTCGACGTAGGCGAAAGGGAGGGAATAGACCCAGTCCACATTTCGCCGCCATCGGCTGACGACAATATCATAGGTGGGTAGAATCATAATATTCTATTCTATATGACATAAATTGATTATTTTTATATTTATCTAATATAGATTTCTTTATTAGATATGAATAGTGAGTATTTCTCTGCGCTTTTTTTCTTGGCATCCCTCTTATTATTGGTTCTCATATACCAAAAATTTTTCCGTATGAAATCCGAAGCATTTACGCAGAATGGGCGTTTCGTTTTACAACGGGATTTGACTATATATGACGAATTCTATATCGAGATATATGACCGATTGATGTTATCGGACGAGAGGGCCGCCACCGAAGTGGATCAAATAGTAGAAATGACCCAGCCTTCTAAAAAATCTAGTGTGATTCTGGATGTGGGATGTGGTACGGGGGATTTCGTGGCCAGGTTCTCGGAATTGGGATACGAAGTATATGGATGCGATCAATCCTATGAGATGATTCAGAAGGCGAAGGATAAATATCCCCGCGTTAATTTGGAACAGGGGGATGTCTTGATACCGATGCTATATGACCGAGATATGTTCTCTCATATCCTATGTACATATTATACCATATATGAAATAGAGGATAAGAAACTATTTTTCAAGAACTGCTACTATTGGATGAAACCCGGGGGCTATTTGATTCTGCATTTGGTAGATCGTGAACAATTTAGTCCTATAATACCGTCTGGAAGGCCATATGCGGTGGATAATATATCGGATTTGAAGAATTATGCGGGGAAGAGATTGAAGAATACGCGGATTGATTTCGGGGATTTTACTTATGAGTCCATATATAATTTCGATTCTATGGAAACGGATTCTTTAGTGGTTCATATAGAAGAATTCGAGGATAAATTGAATGGAAATATACGACAGAATGAACAGACCCTTTATATGGAAAAGACGGAGGATATTTTGAAACAGGCGATAAGGTCGGGGTTTTTCGTCAAAGGTAAGGCGATAATGCAGAGTTGCGGAGGAGACCAGAACCAATATTTATATATACTTGAAAGGACGTTGTAATTACAGGACGTTGTGAGTAGTGATATTTTTTCACTACAACGGGGTAATTACGTCCTACTATATTTATACTCTATTTTCTATAGGTGGTCTTATAGGAAAATATTTGATAAAAAATACGACACAAATTGCGGTAAAAATGAATACTACTACTACTATACCCCGCTCCTGCCGCATAAGTGTCTGTGTATTATTCGTCGTATTTATCATATATACACCATATATGATAAATTATGGAAGAGGATAAAATCCGACAAAACACGGCACTACAATATATCGTCGTGGTTCTCCTCTTTTCCTTCCTGGTACTATTTTTCTATATTAAATTACGATACCCCTTTTGGAATGGCCAACCCGTATATCATATATATGACTATTGGCGGGTATTTTATCGAGAACCTAGGGTAATACGGCCCGAATATCCCAGTATCACTAAATATTGCAATTTTGCGGATTGTACCACTATTGCATATCAGGACGCGACCCCCCGACAAATCGGGGAATGTGTGGACCTTTTACAAACGCAATATTTGAGAACCGACGATGCCGTTTTCGTTTTCAATGGACAAACGATGGATTCCTATATGACAGGTCATATACATTCGTCCTATTTGACAGTTTATTTGGAACCATTTTACCCTACCTCTTCCCCTTCGGAAAAGATTATTAGACCCCGGGCCCTAATGACCTCACGTAGTATCCGGATCACGGGGGATATTCCAGCGTATTATTGGGATTTGATTTGTAGTAATCGAGAACTTCCTATAAAGAGAACATACGAACTCATACAGACACATAACTATAGGACACGTATTTTGAATCCCGATATCAAGATCGCCTTTTTCAAACGGATAGGGCGAGAGACGGAAGACTATGCGGTCGTACCCGCGGTCAGGTTCTCGATAGTGTCATATAGAATTATTTCTTTTACTTCGCCTTCGGCGAAGCCGCCCCCCCTACCGAAATACCATTTAGTGGTCGATGTGAATCGGACGAATATAGGGGATGTTCTCGAATATATCGAAAATAAAAAGGATGGGTACGAATTATGGGCCATAGCGGATACGGGGAATTTAGAAGGACTATTTTTAGGAGGTGTCTTATATGGATATATAATATTAGTCCGGGGAGAGATCCGGGGGCTATATATTTTCCGAGATAGCCGGATTTCTATCGACGGTGATGGCGACGATGGATTCGGCGGCGGCGGCCCCGTTTTAAGCCTCGTTGGTTCCATCCATGATACGGGTTCTCGGGAAGTGTTTTATGATGCGTTCTTGAATGCGGGGTTTTTATTAGTCAAACAATATCCTGTCTATAAGACACTTTCTGTTGAAAGCCTGGGGGATAACCAGATAATCGAGAACCTACTTCCTTTAGATGGGTTTATAACGGAAACACAGGGTGGCTATTATTTTTATAATTATTTCTATAGGACAGTGGCGGGTTCTCGATGTTTTATTGTCATATAGGTTCTCGAAAAAGAAAATTTGAGAACCAAATGTAGCAAAAAAATTTTTTGGGCCCTTCGGGTGTCATATAGATAAATCTTCTATATGACTCTTAACAAAACCAGTGATTATTGGAGGGAGGGGTCGTAGGGAAAACCTATGTCGTTGTGCCCCGAATGGGGCACACTGACAATACCCACGGGCAGGTTCCCTACCTACTTGATATATTTCCCACCTCTAGAAAAACTATCCACGATGAAAATGATGAAAACTCCTAAAAATGCATATAAGATGAATTCCTCCGTAATATTCGCCGTCTTCTCCGCCTCCATGTTCTCCAACATATGTATCATATAGTTGATTTTCTCCAACATTTTATCTCCGGCCCCTGTGGGGGCGACCTGTTGATTATATAAATTCGGCCTATATTTGACATTGGTCGCATCATATGTATTATGATAATTACTATAGGACGATTGTGCGGGATCTCTCGATAAATACCTACTCTGTGTTGCGTCATTCTGGAAGGCGGGTCTCGGAAACTGCAGCGGATTGGGTAGTTGGCTAATGGGTTCATCGGGCTCTATAATAGGATCGCCCCGGACTTGTACCACAGGATTCGGCGGGGGTGTGAAATTGGCTAGCCCGGATCCTGCGTTATCCGTCGCCGTTATTTTATTCAAGAGATCATTCACTTTTTTAGAACGGGCATCTTGACCATCGTCTAAAGTAGCCGGTTGCATGATATTATATTTAGCCGTATCCGAAACATACTCGTCTGCCGGATTTGATTCATATTTATATGACGAATATTCAGTGGCATTGCTATCATCTTCTTGTATAACGGTTGCTGGTTTCTTAATCGTTTTTCGCATGGTCGGTACTCGTTTTCTAGATTGCGAATTATCACTATTTGACCATGGTGATGCATATGAAAGTAAAGACATCAATAAAAATACTTTAAAAAATGCATAGATAATTATTTGATATGTTTCTATCGAAGGGGATCATTCTCTTTTGGTCGATTCTCTTTTTGTCGATCTTCTTTTGGTCGTTTCTCTTTTGGTCGATTCTCTTTTGGTCGATCTTCTTTTGGTCGTTTCTCTTACAAAAATGTCACATAGTTATATAATGAATACTCTAATCATAGAATTTATACCCATATTATTACTATTTTTATTAGTGTCATATACAGATAAAATAGTACAATTCAGTCATAGCGTTTTAGGTAAATTAGCTGCAATCATCATTATTATCTTATATTCCACTATAGATACTATTCATGGAGTATTGGTTTGTTTGATATTCATATTATACTATATGACAGACTATGTAGAGAATATGCTAAATAGAGAAGGTCTCAAAGGTAAAGATGATGAAAATTATAAAGAGGATAAAGATGAAACGAAAGATAAAGAGGATAAAGATGAAAAAGATGATAATAAAAAAACTACTCCTGAATCAACTACTGTTGCCGCTACAACTACTCCTGCCGCTACAACAACTCCTACATCGACTACTGCTGCTCCTACCACGAAACCTGCCTCCACTACTGCTGCTCCTACCACGAAACCTGCCTCCACTACTGCTGCTCCTACCACGAAACCTGCCGCCACTACTGCTGCCGCCACTACTACCGCTGCAACCACAACAAAACCTTCTGCCACTACTACAGCCGCTACTACAAAACCTGCCTCCGCCACAGCCACAACAAAACCTGCCGCTACTACGAAGTCAAGTGAATCTTTCGTAACTCTATCTGACGCATACGGAATAGAACCCGCGTTTAATAAGAACCACGATTCCGCCAAAGAACTCTTCAAAAAACAATATTGTGAGAAAGGCCATTTAATATATAAAGGCCAAGTCGTAAAACCGGAAATGTCCGAACATATTTTCCCCGAACTCCAATTAAACGGCGAGAGATGTAATATATGTGACCATACATGCGATTTCTCCATAAGAGAAAACCAAATGCATATAGAGGAGAACCTCATTAAACCAAAATCATCTAATGACTGGTACGATTATATTGTGAAACATGTTTTCTCATAATTTTATATCAATATCATATAAGATGTCATATATGCCGAATACACCCGGTATACCTATGAAGAAGCCTAAACCACCTAAAATACCACATACGAATAGTACTATTATGAAATACGCATATAGGATATATTACTATGTGATCAATCAAACCGCAGCGGTGAACCAAAGCAAGATTTTCGCCGGACTCATGATTATCACTATCAATATTGCGTCCAAATTCGTGAATTTTAGATTGAGTAAAACGACCGAATCCTATTTGAAATATACCTTTAGTCGAGATATCCTCATTTTCGCCATTATGTGGATGGGTACGCGCGATGTCCTTATCGCCGGACTCATGACCCTCCTTTTTATGGTAGTCATGGATTTCCTCCTCAATGAAAATAGTGTATTCTGTATCCTACCCGAGTCATTTACGCAGCATCATATAGAAAAATTGGACGAAAATACGATTATATCACAAGAAGAAATCCGGAATGTAGAGGCAGTTTTAGAAAAAGCCAAGAAAATCAATCAGGTTCTCAATAATGGCGAATTTTCCAAAGATAATGAGGAGAAAATACTCTCTATATCGAATAATAAATCATTACAAAATACGGTCTCATAGACACTTTAATAGATGTCCTGACATATGTCATATAGAAATGATATCTATATGACACTAGATATAATTATGTCATAACAATATAAAATGAGTATAAACTATTTATTACCTAATATTGAACCAATAAAAATTATAATTAATACGAATATTCCTGGTAAAGAATCTGTGACTTTAACTAGTAGTATGATTTATCATCCATCTATTAAAGAAATGCCCAAGTTATCGGAATACCCACTTATCGCTATGGATAGATCGTATGTTAGCGTATCTAGATATTTGAATCGCCAGACTTACGAGAAGAAACTAAAATTCTTTTTTGATAGGGAGAGTCATATAAAGGGTCTGAGTATTGTAGGACTATATACTCCGAATAAACAACCGAAGAAAGTAATAGAAAATCCGGAAGAGATCGCGAAAAAGAAGAGTGAGAATAAAAAGAATAAAGAAATCGAGGATGAAATTAATCAATTGATTCAAAAAATCAACCAGCGGAAAAATGATACAATAAGGGACGAAATAAAGAATGCGAAGAAAAAAAATAAAGATATAACTAAAGATAAGTTAGATGCTCTGAAAGAGGATATTAAAAAAAATTATAAAGATCAAATAGAGAAAGTAAAAATAGGCGAAATAAAGGGGGATAGTCTTAAATATGAATTGAATGGTATCAAATATGATTCGGTTTATAAAAAACATAACCCGACCGATTTGAATACTCATATAAAAATGCAAAAAGAAAAATCGAATGGAATGAATCCAACGGCCCCTACTATAGAAAATGTATATGAATATGCGAATAAAAATATTATGATTCTATTGGAAACGCTCTTCCCCAATTGCTTCCCAGTAATAAATAATATTGGCGAGTCATTTGAAACCATGATCTTACAAAAACCCCTCCCTTTTACTTTCAAAAATACAATACCTAGTTTCTTACGCCCGTCTTCCTATCCAAACCAATTATATTCTTATTTGAAAATAGGGGGGACTACATATACGAGTACGCGACTCATATGGGTGAATGATATATATAACCATCCTATATATTCGGGTCTTGTAAATAAATATAAACTATTTGATAAGGCAAAAGAAACTGCGAGAAAGAAATTAGAAATAGAATTAAATAAAAAGAGGACGAAATTCAAGTCGGAATTTAGTGAAAACGGCGACTATGCGATCAATCAGACACTCATCGATTTTTTTATTAACCAGAAGAAAAAAGAACCAAGCGCATCTACTATTATTGGAGAAAGTGAAAATTCGAGGATAAACGAAACGATATCGAAAATAATAGAGGATATCGAGAACCTGATCCAATATCTAGATTTCGATCCGCCGAAGTATAATCTTATTCTAGATGTAACTAATTCTATAAGACAGAGATATAGAAATATTGAAGATAAAATCGTCAAGACGAAGGATATTGATACTAAACTCACCCGGCTTGTCAAATCTATTAGCAATATTAATATTTACGAGGTTATATTCTCGAAGTATTTGGATTCATCGGAAATTATTATCGATTATGAATCCGAAGAAGATAGTGTGAAGAATATTCTAAAATCGAATTACCAATTCTATGTGACATTCGTGGATTCGTTAAAAGGATTTATTCGACCAAATAAAGAAAGTACGAATTTAGAATTACAGAATATATTAGAAGATTTCGCAACGGGTGTGGTTGATTCGCAACAGAAATTCGACTTGCTAATGAACCCCAGAGAATTAATTGAATCCCCGGAGAATAAAAATATAGCAAATACAGGAGTATCTATATTACCACCGAGTGATAAAGATCCTAGATTTGAGATTTACGTAGAAATCGATTTTATCGAGGGGGAAGTGAATCATGAAAATAGATTGAAATATAACTGTATTTATAAAAGTGAATATTTAGGTATTATGTTAGATCGACTATTATATCCTCATATAACAAAATGGGAACTCGATAAAAAACGTATATTTTTCAATATTAATGATAAACAGGTCCAAAAGGAAATCAAAGATAAAGAGGCAAAAATAGTACCACCCCCACCGTCAGATAGTAAGTCATCTTTACCTCCTCCTCCTCCTCCCCCTCCCCCTCAAGGAGAGGAAAAAGCGAAACAAGGGGGGACACGCTTGACATATAGACAATTACCTATTTTCAAATTACGTAGTAGCAATAGGAGAACCAAGAAGAAATATTCCTATATGACATTTTAGAATCATATATAAATGAAATATTTATATTTGATAATTATTCTGGTATTGACATTAGTTTATTCGATGATCTATACTATCTATGAGACATTTGAATCAGATTCTGTAGATTTTTATGTAATTTCTATGAAAAATAAACAAGAGAGAATAGATAATATAAACGAACAACAAGCCAAAATACCTAATTTAAAATTACAAGTAATAGATGCAGTAAATGGTAATTCAATGAGTGACCAAGAGTTCAGACAACTATATGACCGTGGTATAATATCGAAAGAAAAATACGACTATGCGATTGATACAAAACATGGAAAAGGTGAAATTGGCTGTTATTTGAGTCATATAAAAATATATGATATGATAAAAAATAGTTCATCTAAATATAGTGTTATATTTGAAGACGACTTTGGAATCAAAGATGAATTTGAAAAACAATTCAGTGATATATTAGATAAAGTTGAACATATAGATTTCGATTTTATTTATTTGACAAATTTAAATAATAATAAGGGTGAACATATAAGAGATAATATTTACTATATGGATAAAAAAAATGAATTATGGGGTACACAAGCATATTTAATTAATAATTCACATATAGATAAAATAATTGAAAATACAAAATATATTGATAGACCAATCGATAATAAAATCGCGGATTTATGTAGAGATAATATATTCCAAATATTAGTAATTAATCCTGTTATTGTAGAACATAAACCATCAAATGGTACAACACTACAAGGATTTGTAGTAAAATAAATAATATACATTTATATGACATTATTTTATATGACAAAAATAAATTCATATAATATATGTTCTCTATTATTCTTTTACAAATAGAAGATAGAAAAGATGATAAATTAACAAGATTTATGAAAGAGAATAAAAAAATATGTCAAAAAAATGGTATTCAATATATTTTTATAGAAAAATCGAGAGATCATGTCCCACCTTATTGGGGAAAAATATTTGAACTAAGACGAATAATGGAAGAAAATACGGACGTAGATTACTTTATATGGCTAGATAGCGATGCTTTTTTTATTCATTTTAATAACAATAAATTATATGAATTATTGAAAACCCATGAAAAGTATTCTATGATTATAACAAAAGATATGCCTCCATGGGGAAACGCCGAATTTAATGCCGGATCATTTATCATAAAAAATGATGAATACGGAAATAAAATCATAAATAAATGGTGTTCTCTTTATAATTCAAATGATTGGACTTATAAAGATGATAAATGGGTAACGGAATCTACATGGGCGGGTAATTCGTATGAACAAGGATCATTCGTAACGTATATTTTGAATGAGTCTGAATATAAAAGTCATATAGTACAATTACCATATGATGTATTGAATAATAATAATTGCGAATCCGTCGAAAATACCATTTCTACACATTTAGCTGGTAATTTTAAAAATGATGAATCTATTGTGGATAAATGTTTGAGTATTTTTCAAAGTGCTATGGAAAATTTTGATGTATCGAATGAATCACTTCTTATAAATTATATTGTAGTAGGTGTTCTATTATTCTTTTTATTCAAACATAGTAAATAATTCTATTTGACAAATGTAGGCTTGCCATTTACATATTTCCCTACTTCTAAGCTAATATCACCGTTTTCGTCTAATGCGTATATGACACTATCCGTTTGATTTGTCACATAGTATGTTTTGCCTTTGATCGTCACTTCGAAGACCTCATCTTCTGATTCTTCTGCCTCTTCTTCCACGCCCGCTTCCACTTGATCCTCCTCTTCAACAACCTCCTCTTCTTCCGCTTGCGCTTGATCCTCTTCCACTTGATCCTCTACCTCCTCATCTTCAACAACCTCCTCTTCAACAACCTCCTCTTCCACTTCTTCCGCTTGCGCTTGATCCTCTTCTTCCACCTCCTCTACCTCCTCTACCTCTTCTTCCACTACCTCTTCTTCCACTACCTCTTCTTCCACTACCTCTTCAACAACCTCCTCTTCATCCACGCCCGCTTGCACTTGATCATCTTCTTCTTCCTCTTCCACCTCCTCCTCTTCTACTTCCGCCTCCACTTCATCGTCATTGAATGATTCGATACATTTCTCCTGTTTAATAATAGGAATCGGATCCTCCACTAATTCATATACAATATTCGGCTTCTTCTCCACTTCCGTCTTCACTACTTCGATGAAATCCTCATCCCTAAAATCTTCTATATGACTCTTCACAAATGCCCGTTCGAATCCCCTCGCTAACTTAGCATATAGCTGCTGTACTAAACGATTCAATCGGCGATTCTCCTTCTTCAATTCCCTATTTTTTTGTTTTAACTGAACCACAATAGGTAATTGCATTAGCACTTCGTAATTTTCACGATATTTATGTTCCATAGACTATTAATCTATATGACATAATCTTTATACCACTTTTTCTTACCATTTTTAGTCGACCATTCTTTAGTCGACACATTCTTTAGTCGACACATTCTTTAGTCGACATATTCTTTAGTCGACCATTCTTTAGTCGACACAGATTTAGTCGACACAGATCCATTCTTCTGGAAACATATCACCCATATAATTCGCGGAAAGAGGCCCCGAGAACCAAGTTCTCGGATAACATGTCATAGAACCCCGAGAACCAAAATACGCACCCCACCAACTGAATGTACTATTTGCAATTATATGACTGTCACATAGACTCATTAATAACATCTGTTTCCAATCGGCGACTTCGTCGCCTACTTTCATAAAATCTTTTATATGACAATTCTCCCGTAGAAGGGCGATGATTCCTTCGACTATGATATTATCCTCCTTTTCGCAAAAGTAGAGAACCCTTATCGGTAGCCCGGTTGGTACTAGTCCTATAATCAAATTCAGGGCTTTCTCATAATAGTCATAAGAGAGAACCGGGTGACAGGCATTGCCCTTATAATCCCCCATTCGGAAATGCATACTAATCGTATGAATATTTTCTATATGACTTTTCACTGGGTTAAAATACCCGGTGAATTCTCCTTTGATCGCCTCCTTCTGTTCTTCGATCCTCATTAATCGCATGATTTGGTTCTCGTGTTCCTGGAAATATTTCGGACTCTGAAAATAGCCATATAGGAGAATATTCTGCCCTTCTATATACTTCGGTAATGGCGAATAGTGGTGTTCTTCCCAACGATACTGCGTAGAACCAACGAATATATCTCTATTTGACACATTATTCGCCAGATTCGCCGTAGTAAATATAGATATGGAATTCAAGAAGTTCCCCCAATAGGTGGGCCGAAGATGTCCGGTAGTAAGTTGTTTTTCATATGGGAAAACGACCTTGGTATTATGTTGTATGGCATAGGCGAAAGCGGCGAAAATCTGGAAGAGTTGGTTCCCTAATCCTCCCATTAAAAAAACGGTAATCATTCGTTTCGTGATAGGTCATATAGAAATATTTCTATATGACTTTATTTGATGCTTTTTCTCTCCTCTTTTTTGTTCTCCTCCTTTATTTGTTCTCTTTTTATTGAATCTTAAACGTCTCCTTTATAATACTCGCCTTTGATGGCCCCTGCTGTTTCTCACTTTGTCTCTTCACTTTATAAACGCCCCCATTTTGTTGTTGGGCTTGAGTCGTTTTTACACCCCCGTAAATTCCCGTAATGAATTCCTCGTTATCTTCGTGTAATTCAGGTAGGATACGAGTGAGGGGTTTTTCAATTACTAGTAGCATATGTTCAGATTTGAGGAGTCTGCGATATTCTTGTATAGAGAGATTCCCGAAGAATTTCTCCAATAAATAATGCGGATTAGGCGCTGGTTTTATATTCTTCTTGAAATTATAGACTTTACTATATATTTGATTCAAAAGGTGGTAGCGTTCGAATTTCATAGAGTCGTCAATGTTCTCCTTCATTAGGAATGCCACTGCACATTCCGGTCGACAGAATGACCCATAGCCACATATGGATTCATCCATTTCGTATTTGGGAATATAACAGGGGCTATTATCAAAGGGGTATGTGCACCAAAAACATGCGGATTTTTTATCCGTCACATTCTTATAATACTGGATCTTGAGTTTTTTCAGACGATTATTAATTTCTTTCATGGATGGTTCTCCTTCTGCTTCTTCCCCACCCCCTCCAGTTGTGTTCTCTATATTTTCTATAGGACTTTTATCTGGGGATTGTTGAGAACTTATGGTATTACATTTACAACATGTCTGATAGGCATATGATTCTACTGGGGTTTTGGCTGGCTCTTCGTCATATAGGGCAAATCCGTCGACCACCTTCGTATTATATGTCATTATTTCGTTTGGTATAGAGGGATTATAAACGTGGGGATCTACTGGGATTTCGCCGCTGCTACCTGTAGTAATATCTTGTGTGATATCTTTGAGAGAACATTTTAAATGGAGGATAATATTTTCTATTATGGGTTCGGTATTATTATTATCGGTTATACGGGTTGTTAACTTACCACCTTTGGGTTTTCTGCCACGCTTTTTTATGGGGCATTCTTCGAGAACCATGGAGATGTTTTGCATTCTGCGCGTCCGTAATTTGATATAGGGTTTATAGGGAATATTCTATATTGTTTATAAAATACAATTTGAATGGCCGGTTTTTTTGGTAAAATACATTTTTTGGTTGATTTTGAATATGTCATATAAAAAATGTTTTCTATTTGACATTTTTCTATTTGAATTATAATTCACAACTATTCAATTTCTGATAACACCCCCTACAAACCGGAATATATTTATCCGCACCTCCTATTACAATATCCCCCTCATCATTCGAAACGCGATGAGTAAATGACGATTTATTCGCACATCGAGAACATTGCCCCTGTAATTTCTCTATATGATCCGCATATGGCATTAATTTAAAAATCGCCGCATCACCAAAAGCCGCTCTAGTATACGTCCCATCTAGGCCGCAGATTTCGACCTCCTTCCCCCAATTCTCCACCATATCGAGAACCACATCTTCTAAATCCTCAAAGAACTGCGCCTCATTTATCAGAATCATATCTGCACCCCTCACCTCCGCATAATTCGGATGCATCCGATTCAGCCATATGTCACATAGCCGGGTTGCCATTAAACACGGGATTTTTATTTGATTATGGGTCGAAAGTACATTATCGCCGTATCTAGTATCCGCTGCATAATTGATTACCGCTACATTTTTCCCCTCTTGCTCTTTCACACGATAAAAGGTTTTAATAAGGTGCCAAGTTTTTCCAGAGAACATAGGACCAACAATGATTGAGAGAGACATCTTTTATATGACAATTTATGCCTGTCATATAGAAGATATTCCGCTATCAATTTTATGTCTCTTTGTATTATATGTTACCAGTTATTTTTGGTGTTTCTCTTATAAAATCTATGCGGCCCTATATAAAACGGAATGTATTCGATAATATTTCTAGCGCGGAATTCATATTCTTGAATAGTATTTTTATAGCGGCCTTATCTTTCTGTTACGCCTATATTTATAAGGGGGAGAACATGGGTAATATATGGAGTTTGACCTATATACACTATATGTCGGGTCTATTCCTTGCTTGTGTGACAGTGGTTTCGAGTTTGGCCATTTTTAAACTACAGGAGGATTCCGTTATTACTACGACGTTTATCATAAAATCCTTATCTGCTATTATTTTATTGATTACAGGTATTTTTATTTATAACGAAAGACTGACGGCTAAACAGATAGCGGGTATATTCTTGGGTATTTTAGCTATTTTTCTGATCAAAGGTTGAGAACTTGTATTCTGAGTTCTGGAAGGTTGAGAACTTGTATTCTGAGTTCTGGAAGGTTGAGAACTTGTATTCTGAGTTCTGGAAGGTTGAGAACTTGTATTCTGAGTTCTGGAAGTTTGAGAACTTGTATTCTGAGTTCTGGAAGTTTGAGAACTTGTATTCTGAGTTCTGAGTTCTGGGGTCCTAAATTCTATGGTAAAGGGAAATAAAGAAATTCTTTAAATAATCTCTATATGACAAATCTAAAAGAAGAAGGAATACCTTGGGTAGAAAAATACCGCCCAACTAATTTCGCAGATATTGTTCTCGATCCTAAAAACAGAACTATATTCGAGAACATTATAGAGAAAAACTATTTCCCCAATCTCCTCTTTTATGGCCCCCCAGGTACGGGGAAAACGACCACCATTATTAATCTTATAAATGCGTATCAAATAAAGAATAATCAAGTCAGTAAAACCACCGTGATACATCTGAATGCATCGGATGAACGCGGGATCGATATTATCCGGAATCAAATCTACCAATTCGTCCGTTCGAAGAATCTCTTCGAAAAGGGTATCAAATTCGTCATATTAGACGAAGTAGACTATATGACAAAAAACGCCCAACAGGCGCTGAAATATTTACTCCAGTCTTCGCAAAATGTGCGATTCTGTTTGATATGTAATTATATTAGTAAGATAGACGAATCCCTGAAAAACGAATTCATCGCTATAAGATTTAACCAGTTACCCGCGGAAGATATCCGGGGATTTATTCGTAATGTGGTCCAAAATGAAAATATCGAAATGTCGGAAGAGATGATTCATACTATACAGGGGTTATATCATTCGGATATTCGTAGTATGATAAATTTCATACAATTATCTATGCATCAGTCAAATATGCAGATAATCACGGATGTCATATATGAAAAAATATGGAGTATGATATGGGATAATATAGAATCAATTGAAATTATTCGATATATTCACGAAATTAGCATACAATATAATACTGATAAACGGAATATTCTGAAAAATATTTTCAACTATTTGATACGTATATCGAATGAAAAGATTAATCCAGCTATTTTAAATATTGGCGAGAATATAATACATATTTATGATGCTAAGATTGAGGATAGTATAGAATATTTCATTTGTTATATAAGAAATATTATTGGGTAATGTAATTATATTTGACATAATACATATATAAATATTTTTATTCATTTTAATTTATATGAATGCAATTTGTCTTATCACTTTTAGACCAAATAGATTATGGTGTGATTTTTTAAATTCATTTAATAATTATAAAATATTTATTATTGTTGATGATAATAATTTTGATTTATCTACTTTCAATTATGAAAATATATTATTTATAAAAGTAGAAGACGAAAAATGTATTTTAAATGGTTATATAGATTCTAATTTTACTTTAAAAAAGATAATAAGTGGATGGGATAAAGCATTATATTATTTTGGCATAGAAGAAAAAAATTACGAATTTGTATGGTTTATAGAAGATGATGTATTTTTTTATAATGAAAAAACTATTATACAGATTGATATGCAATATACAAATGAAGATTTATTATGTAACTCTTTTAAAGAAACCAATAATAAAGATGGATGGCATTGGCATAATATAAATATTGAATATCCACTTCCTTATTATTATGGAATGATGTGTATAGTTAGATTTTCATTAAAAATGATGAATTGTATAAATAATTATACATATAAAAATAAAACTCTATTTTTTATAGAATCATTATTTCCAACAATTGCTATTAAAAATAATTTAAAATATAATAATCCAAGTGAATTTAAAAATATATTTCATAAACATATATTTGAGAAAAAAGTTATTAATAAAAATGATTTATATCATCCAGTAAAGAATATAGAACAACATATTAGCTTTAGATAGAACAAATATAGCTCCCTGAATTGATTCAAAAAAACGATATAAAATACTTCTTTATATTGTTTACTATGTCTATTGAAGAAGAATGGTCAAATTTCTTACAAAACCAAATCACATCGAAAACCGTAGAATCTATATCGAATAAACCGAATAATTCCTATATGACTAATGATTGTCATATAGATAATATTCAACCGGATAAAAAAGAACCCCCCAAATGCGAAGATCTTTATATCTCTACAAAAACCAAAGTCCTCTTTTTAAACCAAGAAATCGATATCCACCGTATTTTCTGGCTTATCCCCGTCGTCGAATACTGGCGTCCTATCGAAGGCGTCGTCAAAAAACAGATGAAAGTAGTCTCTAAAGATCGCGAAGAATTCGAGTCCTATAAAAAAAGACTAGATGGTATTTACCACTATCGAGAACATATTATCAAACAGATCGATAATCCCTCCGCACGTAGACTCAAATTCAAAGACGAACGTAAAATAACTGTGGGTATTTCGCGTAAAGATATCATGAATAGCCGAGGGAAAATAAAAAACGCCTTTTATAACTGTTTCGCCATCATCTTCCGCTTCATGTATGAAGGCGAATTCCGCGAAATCCATGTAAAAATATTCAATACGGGGAAATTGGAGATCCCGGGTATCTTGAATATGAATCTATTGGACATTGTGAAGAAACTCATACTGGGAATTATAAACCCCCATTTACCCGCGGATAAAGCCGCCGAATTCGTCGCCACCAATATAGAGGATAATGTTCTCATCAATTCGAATTTCAACTGCGGATTCTATGTGAACCGCGACCGGCTACACGCTATTATGCGTAGTCCGAAATATAATATCGAGACGTCGTATGACCCCTGTAGTTACCCGGGAATCAAATGTAAATTCTATTTCAATCACGAATTGGGATTCGACCCGGAATTACAGAAAGGTCAGATATTGGAAGAAGACCGGGGAATGAAAATGTCGGAGTTGATTGATAATTGTAAATATAGCCAGATATCCTTTATGATCTTCCAGACGGGGAGTTGTCTTATAGTAGGAAATTGTACGGAGAAAATATTGGTTTTCGTATTCGAATTTATTAAACGTGTCCTATATGACGAATATGGGAATATATGCACGAAGAACGATATATATGTTCCAAAAGTGAAAAAAGTGAAACAACGGAAGAAAATGATTTATGTGTTTTAGGTAGGTAGTGCGTAAAATTGCGATCTATATGACTATTTAGGGGTATTTTTTATTTGTCACATAAAAGATTTAGGATAATTAAGTATTTAAAGTGATATTAAATTATATTTTATATTTATTAAAGAATGTCTTCCGTATCTACTACTGAATCTTTACCGCAACCGCCTACTTCGGCACCTGCCGCTGCTGCCGCCCCTGCTGCTGCCCCTGTTACTACCCCTAATGGCTATAGACTCCCTGAATTGACCACTCTCCAACATGCTACCAAATTGGCCATTGTCGAGGATAAACCCATCATGATGGACTATTGGACATTTTCACTCGATAAGACAGTGCTTATTGGTGTCAAAGAGAATAAAGAGAAACTCTTAGTGAAGAGCGAGGAGGAATATACTAGCCCTATTTCCAAGATTTTCAAGGTAGGTAAGGAGTATATTGTTATTACCGAGAACTCGATATATTTGGTCGATGTTGAGATCCCTACCAAACGCATTACTTAAACATACTAAATTATAGTCATATAGAGAATATTTCTATATGACCTTTTCTTTCTAAAAATAACGATTCTTTACAGTGAGTATCAGCAGTGAGGGGCAGGTTCCCCGACTATAAGGTATCATTCAATTCCGCAATTTGGTCCTTCGTCAGTTGGTCGGGGAATTCTATCTCGAATTCTATGATCAAATTTCCTATTTGACCATCCCGCGCGAAGCCTAGATTCGGAATCACTTTTTTATATCCCGGTTTAATAACCGAATGATTCACCATGTTATTTATACATAGATTCTTCTCGTTCAAATGTTGGAATTCGAACGAGAACCCACATAGTGCCTCTTTGAGAGTAATCTTTTTCTTATAGTATAAATCCATACCCTGTCTTTGAAACGGCGTATTGTTCTCGACCACGATCACGATTTTGATATCTCCATGGGCCTCGTTATTCACATTATGTCCCTGGTTATCCAATATGATCTGTTCATTATTATTTATCCCCGCTGGTATAGATAATTGGATTGTCTTGATCTCCGTTGATTGGATATTGTTTTGGACATTGATCGCCTCTACTTCGATTTGTTTAGTAATACCTCTATATGACTCTTGCATAGTGATCTGTATGTTTCTCACGATGGCTTGGGGTTTTTCTATATGATGGAAAAAATGTTGGAATGGATGGCCTCCATTCATAAATGGGTTACCTGCGCCGTTACTATGGAAAACACGGATATTCGGACCGCCTCCCCCTCCCCCTCCGGGAAACCCCGGCATACCTGGCATCCCGCCTCCGAAAAACATACTGAATACCTGGTCCATATCATGGAAATGATGTCCGCCGCCACCACCTCCTTGTTGACCATTGATAGCATCCATACCCCCCATATCATATTGTTGGCGTTTTTCACTATCTGATAGGATCTCGTAGGCCTCGTTCGCCGCTTTGAATTTATTCGTAATTTCTTCTAATTCAGCACCGGACTTATCCGAGTTTTTATCGGGATGGTATTGGAGAGACTGTTTCCGGAATGCCTTTTTTATATCGGCATCGGTAGCATCACGTGAAACCCCGAGAACTTTATATAAATCTGTCATATAAAGTTGTTTGATTGGTTTCTTTTATTTCCTTTTCATAGTCATATAAAAACGATTCTATATGACCCTTTATGGATACTTTCATCAATAAATATAAACCATACTATTTGGCCGAATTCAAAATAGAAAAACATATACGTATTATGTTGAAAACACTATTCGAACTCGATGACCTCAATATTCTTTTTATAGGAAATATCGGTTCTGGGAAAAGTATTCTATTAAACGCCATTATACGCGACTATTACGGTCTAGGGAAAACGGATTCTTTCCCCGAGGCCAATGTTCTCTATATTAATAACCTCAAGGAACAAGGTATCAATTACTATCGTAACGATATGAAAACCTTCTGTCAGTCACATAGTACAATTCCAGGGAAAAAGAAAATGATCGTCATCGACGATCTCGATAATATCAACGAACAAAGCCAACAGGTTTTCCGGAATTATATCGATAAATATAAACATAATATCCATTTCATTTCCGTTTGTACCAATATCCAGAAAATCATCGAGAGTATCCAATCCCGCGTGCATATAATGAAACTACAGTCGCCTAAAGATCAAGATATTATAGAAATCATGGATACTATTATCCAACAGGAGAATATCAGTATCACACCCGAAGCCAAAGCCTACCTTATGAAACAGATCAATGGATCGATCCGGGTTCTCATCCATTATTTGGAAAAATTCTTCATATATGATAAACCCGTCGATTATGAGACCTGCCGGGAAATGTGTAGTACGATTTCCATCCAGAAATTCGAGGAATATTTGAATCTCCTAAAATCGGGTCATTTAACCCCCGCTATCCAAGTCCTATATAGTATATATGACCAGGGCTATTCCGTCATCGATATTCTAGATTATTTCTTCCTATTTGTCAAATCCACGGAGAACTTGACCGAGGACCAGAAATACCAGGTCATACCCTTATTATGTAAATATATCACTATCTTTAATAATATACACGAAGACGTAGTCGAATTAGCCTTTTTCACGAATAATATCTATTCTATATTCCAATGAGGTCTCGCATGAAAGTCGTCATCGGTTCTATTTTGTTCTCGTATATACCCGCCCATCCCGGGAAATGGTGAATTATCTTATCTGACTTTGCATCCCTGTCGTTATTTACCGCGAATGCTTTCAGCACTTTATTGTCATATAGATTATATCTGAATGCATTATATACAATAAAGGGTTGGTCGAAACAGGATAGGATGATGGGGCGGTTGATGATATCTTGTTTTATTTGACTAAATAGGAATCGCATAGAATCGCAGTAATTGAAGAGGAGGATACCCGTGGTAAACCCGGATAGGTCGTCTTTATCACAGAAATCGCCGATATCGTTGGCGAAAAGTACGCCGCCCCAGTTATCGTTGAATATATCGCCTTCTTCTAGGGTATATAAGATATCTCGGGTATCCAATTCGAATAACTTGTTCAAATCCCCCTTGACAATAATATCGGTATCTAGATAGAGTATTTTTTCATATGTGGATAGTAGGGGTATATCAAATACGTCTAAACGGGCTTTACATGCGTCATATACGCTATTGTAATTATCGTTTATCGCCGTTTTTATATCGTATCCGAATTCTTTTATTCTATGTGATAGGTGGGTAGATGTATATACGACAATATCGATTTTATCTGATAGATTTCCGTATAATAATATACTATCTAATAGTAACTCCAATAATAAAAGGTACTTTTCATTATTGAATACGCAAATGAAAACACAATATTTTGCGGCCATGTTTTTAGATATTCGACCATTTTAAATGTGGGTCATATACGCGACGGACCCTTAATATATGTCATATAGATATAACGTATGTATATGTTAGAGTGGGTGGTTCAACCATAGCAATAGGGTTCGGGGGGACAATAGGTTGTAGTTCGATATTATAACATAATCCTATAGGACTAGGCGAAGTAGATCTTATCGGGGGTAGGGGCGGTAATTCTTCTTTATCCTGATTTTTATATTTTTCACATACTAATAAGAATGTTCTTTTCATAGCATTTGTTGCGATCCTATGTTTACGTTTTCTCAATTCATGGACCTTTTTCTCCATGGCAACCACGCGCTGACGGTGTTTTTCTCGCACGATTTGATTGATAAGAGGCATGCTACCCTCTATCATATAGAATAATTTGATAAGGTTGAATACGAAGAATTTTATTGGAGAACCATAGAACAAATTAATCCTAGAACAAATTAATCCTATTTATAATAACAAAAAAGAAAAAGGGAGGGGATAAGGTACGATAGGGGAACCTATGTCGTGTGCCCCTTGGTGTATCCCCCTTACGGGGGATACACTACCGGTGGAATGGGGCACACTGACACTACCCACGGGCAGGTTCCATGAATTGATTCACTTTTATTTTATATGACCGATCTCATAATTGTCATATAAAATGTCTACTTCCAAATCGTTCAATAAACTCGTCAAAGGAGAGCCTGTCTGTATCAAGATTGATACGAAATACCCCGTTACAAAGCAAACTGAACAGGCCTGTATAAAATCCTTCTTCTCGGAAACCATATGCGAGAATAAGGTACAAGTAACAGATGTCGCATTCCAAACGACTTCGACTTTAATCCATAAAGCGGATGGTAAAGTAGAACTAAAAATGCAACAGTCGATATTCGTTTGTTTCGATCAATGGATAAGCGGTAGCGACCGAAGCGGTAGCGACCGAAGCGGTAGCGACCGAAGCGGTAGCGACCGAAGCGGTAGCGACCGAAGTGTAAACGACCGAAGCGGTAGCGACCGAAGTGTAAACGACCGAAGCGGTAGCGACCGAAGCGACGTTAGGAGCGACCGAAGTGTAAACGACCGAAGTGTAAACGACCGAAGCGGGAGCGACCGAAGCGGGAGCGACGGTAGCGGGAGCGCCGTGTCATATACAAGTTTCATGAATGAAATGACCGAGTGTTTTGCCCACGGAGGGTTGCTAATGGGCGATACATTCCTATGTGACATCGCCGATTTCGATACATCGGATTGGGTAATTACCTATTTCGATAGTATTCGTCATATAGATGAAATTTTATAAATGATAATAATATAAACATAATATAAACGATTTGAAAAAATGAAACAAATATTCCGCAAAACAGTCCCCAGTGTTATTCTGTTTGACCTTTTAGAAAAAATATGTCTAAAAACAGAAAAATACTTTTTTATTGATTATAATTGCTATAAGACAATGGTATACCGGGGGTATCATACCCCTTTTGTAGAAACAATACGGCCATTTTATCACTATTCGAAGCGTTTCTACGTCGATCGTAAAGTATCCTATAATTCCTTTGTGACAATTGTTCGTCAAATATGTAGGTTGAATGATGTGGATTTTACTTCGCAGATTCGTTATAACGAGTCGAAATATAATATCGACTATTTCGTATATCACCAAGGTATTGACGTTGTCGCCGAATTAGTGGCCTATGAAATACGGGAGAAAGAAGAAGAAGAAAGATTGGTTTCTATGAAAGAACGACAACTAGTAGAAGAAGTTCTCGAAGAAGTAGTCGAATATGTTATGGTAGAGAACGACGAGGAGCCTGTAGCATAAAATAGAATATGCTTGAAACCTGTAGCATAATATCTTCTATATGACATACATGTGTTAAAAGGTCCTATAAATAAAATAAATAGTTAGTCTATATGATAACTGCAGAAAGTATACAGAGGGTTTTATTTGGCCTCGCTATAATAGCCACCGTAGGTTATATAGGAAATAAAATAATCAAACAAATAGATACCAAACACGAAGACGAATACGATCTAATAAAGAAATATTTACTCAATGATTCACCTCTATATGGCTATAATAAACCCAAAATTTGGATACACTCTAATTACGAAGTCAATGCCCGTCATTGGCAGGATTTCCATTCGAGAAATTCGACGAATTTGAACCAGCCCTATCTCCATCTCACAATACAAAGTATCATCAACCATTGCGGAAAAGATTTTCATATATGTCTTATAGATGACGAAACATTTAGTAAGCTTATACCCACATGGGATGTCGATATCGGACAAATACCAGATCCTATTAAATCCAATATTCGAGAACTTGGACTAGCGCAACTTGTCTATTTCTATGGTGGTATGGTAGTACCCAATTCTTTTTTATGTTCTGGAAACCTATTGGGACTTTATAGTGATGGTATTTCGGGAATGCAAGCCTTCGCATGTGAGAACATAAACCGCACACAGGAATATACCCAGAGTCATAAACCCATCTTTAGTCCAGATCCTTATTTCTATGGGGCACCAAAGAATAATAAGACCATAAAAGAATACGCCGATATGTTGAAAACCCGGTGTATGAATCCGCATTTTACCGCAGAATATGAGTTCCGTGGACAGACCCAGCGATTATTCCAGAGATTTATAGGACAACAGAAAATGAATCTAATAGGTGGAGAACTTGTGGGTGTCAAAAATGATAAACGGAAACCGATATTGATAGATGATCTATTGGGCGATGGATTCCTCATTTTGAGTCCGAATGCATATGGGATTTATATTCCGAAGGATGATATTTTACAGAGAACCAAATATCAGTGGTTCGCCGCTATGACGACGGAACAGGTTCTCGAAACGAATACTATTATTGCGAAATATATGAGGGCATCTATGGTTGATTTTTCTACGGAATATGCGAGAACCACAAATGAGATTAAAAGTATCGTTTCTATCTAAGTAGCTACTGCGTGAGATTCCATGGATAAAATTGATACTTTTTTTATTTTTCAGATCATATAAAATAAATATTCTATATGATGATTCCAACGACTATCATTATGGCAAGTCAACTTCCTAAACTACCCCTTCAAACAATCCTTTCGTTGAGAACTTTATGTTCTAGCATTATTAACGAATTGAAAGATGTTTCGACCAAAGAACATATATTAACAAACATTCTCGATTTTCAGCCCGATTCAAACCATTATGTTATGGCGAGTGTTTTGATATTATTCCTATATGGCCAATATAAATATAGCGAAGGACAACATTCCCTCGATAAACGTATCGAAAAAATAGATAGATTCAGAGATCTAAAAAAAATCACGAGTGAAATCATATTTGTTTTCTTCATCGTATTTACAAAAAATGTGACAGAAGTCTTTTAACAGGTGAGACTCCCTCTCTCCCCCTCTCTCTCTACTTCCTGCTGCTATTATAAAATGAGTCATATAGAAATATTCTCTATATGACACTATAAAATTATAAAAAACCTTTTTTATTTCTTCATGGTCTTATTATTCGGTGTCTTGGTTCTCTTTGATTTCCTCAAGACATATCCGAATTTCCCCTTCTGGGCGAAATAACCATACTTCTGTAGCCTTTTTTCTTTCTTGGCGGTTGCATGCTTCTTCTTGGAAACAATGCGGCCCCATTTATTCATCATAAAATCGGACTTTGTTAAATTCCCATATGTCTTATATGCAGTACCGTTCTTAAAAACCTGTTCTCGAGAACCAAAGAGTTCTCTGTATTTTTTCCCGTTAACATGGTAGTATCCATCGGCGTGTCTATATGGGCGATTTGTCATATAGAATATATAGAGATATTATCCCCAGTATGACTAGATAGGCACCGAAGGTGCCATATGAAATCTTCTATATGACCAACCCCCAATTATCTCAGTGAAGATTTTTGACCGGGTCTTTGATATGGATATCGTGAATGTCTTTAACAAGGTCCTATAACGGTACTCGTGCCAAATCTACGCGCAAAAGCGGCATATTCTAATTTACGCGACTGATTCGGCGAATTTGCCTTAATCTTCGCCTGGTTATATACAACCGTATTAATATCAGGGATGGGTTTTTTATTAACATTATTACTATTGTAATTGCTATAAATATATCTGGGTTCGTTATAAATACAGTACTTTTTTAGATTCGCCTTTTTAGCAAATGTATTATATTGTAAATTACTGAACGTGTATACACTAAATACCATTATATAATTCGTGGGTATAATATTTATAGTATAGATTTATTATCCTATATTGATTGTCCTATTACCTAAAACTAATACAGGTGCGGTATACGGTTTTTCTTCTACTGCATGTTCTATCTCTATTTGTTTTTGAGTAAGTGGTGGTATAATACCTATATTTGTAAATGTTTTTTTACCGACATTATGTGACTGCGTTGCACCGTGTGTTCTTATATATGATGCGTATTTCATTTTCTTCGAAATACTGGGATCGTTTCCTGCAGTTACAAGTTTATTATATTTTACTGAATTGATACATGCGCATTCCATTTTTATATCTTGCATAATCATTTCTTCTGTACTATTTTTCAAATTTACATTACTATTGCTACGTGTATGAAAAAAAGTATTCAGACTAAATATTGATGACATATAATAATATTTAGATATCTTATATGAGGGAAATATTTTGGATTCTTCTTTTTCTAATTCTGGCTATTATTATAACTCCGTTTAATGGGGGGCTTATACAATTAATTAAAGCCATCGCACTATTGTTTATTATACTCATGCTATGTCTATTCGCGCGTGTTTTCACTTATGATGATGTTCGGTTGATCGACTGGTAAGACCGCATGGTCGACTGATAAGACCGCATGGTCGACTGGTAAGACCCATTTTTATGGTCGACTGGTAAGACCCATTTTTCATTTTTATGGTCGACAAGAAAGACCGCATGGTCGACTGGTAGTAAGACCCATTTTTATGTGGAATACCTTTTTTTATGTTCTTCGCAACCATATCTCGCTAAAAACTGCATCTCTCGCATTGTACAACCAAAAGATGCACCACTATGCCCTACTTGAGGTTCGCATTTATCCATATTGTTCATTATTTCATTCACCATTGGATCAGTCGAAAACATAAACCCTCCTTCACCGGGGTCGGCCAGCATAAATTCCCATCCTTCAGATAATCTGATTGCTGCGAATGCATTCTGTAGCATTTCGCGCATATAGTTATCTTCTACGTATGAGAATTTACCGTCTCCCACATTTATGCGTGCAGGAGGCTGAGGAGGCATAATAATAGGATTCATAACAGTCGATGACATAATTTGTTTTGATATTATCCTATATGACCATTTTTTTGAATCAATTCAGGGAACCTGCCCGTGGGTAGTGTCAGTGTGCCCCATTCGGGGCACATCGACATAGGTTCCCCGAACCCCTCCCTTTTTATTTTTGTGATAGTGATATGTGACTATTTATAATGTCATATAGGATTGTTCTCGATATAACTATTTATAAGAACTATTTGACCCCTCCCTTCGGTCGGGGTAATCGGGATTCATATTCTTTCGTAATGTCATATAGAAATATTTTCTTTATGAATATTTAATAGAACGTGAGAGGGAAGTGGAAGGGGGGTAGGTTCTCGAAAAGGGATTAAGTTCTCGAATTTAGTTTCGAAAGATCATATAGAAAATATTATCTATATGACTATTTAATCATTGATTTCATGTATATATTCTTATTTCGTAAATAATAATTTTCCATAATCATTATAAATCCTCGTACCTAGTTTGGCCCCCGGTTCTAATTTATCGAGAACCGCCGCGCCATTTCCGTCGAATCCCATAATACTATGTTTGGATATTTGATACCAGTCCCCACCTGGCTTTCTTGCGAATGCAACCATTATTTCTATAAGACCATCATTTAATAAAGGGTAAACGTAGAATCCATCCCCGTTCTCGTCCTCATATTTATCGTAATATAAAATAATTGCCTTTTCAATTTCCATGTCATATATAGATAATATTCTCTATATGACATTACGAAAGAATATGAATCCCGATTACCCCGATTACCCCGATTACCCCGATTACCCCGACCGAAGGGAGGGGTCAAATAGTTCTTATAAATAGTTATATCGAGAATAATCCTATATGACATTATAAATGGTTTTTATAAATAGTTCTTATAAATAGTTATATCGAGAACAATCCTATATGACATTATAAATGGTTTTTATAAATAGTTCTTATAAATAGTTATATCGAG